CTGGATTATTTATCACTTACTCTCCCGTTCTGTAATCCTTAAATGGATTTACGGGATAAATGTATTTAATTAAATGGATTTATACAAGTAAGAGTTCGGAGTGTCGCAAGTCCAAGAATCCACAGAGTTTCTGAACCTTCTCGCCATTGGGGTAATCGGTCTTGGCTGGAAGGGCCTTTAATTGCCACTCAGGCTCGTTTATAGCCCCTAAATCGAACTGATAGACCCCTTGTGGGGTGGAGTTGATATAGAGGGTTCTGGCGCCCGTTCTAGCCCTTATTTCGGCCAGATAATCCCACTTCTTCTTCTCAATCAAAAGAGTCGGGTAGTGCGTGCGGCGGCACTTCATCTCGATATAAGCATCGTTGGTAATGCCGTCGTGGCGGTCGGTCGGTGAGACTGGCGTTAAGTCTGGATAAACCGACTTTAGCGCCTCAAAGAGTTCCACCTCGCGAAGGTAAATTAGTCGTCCTCTTCCCAGTCATCGAGCGGATTCTTTATCGGGTCGCTCGGATCAACAATCCAATCGGGATATGAGCTTCTATCCATTGCAAAGGCGAGAGCTGTGCCTTCGTCCATTCCGGCTTTGCGGCAAGCGTCATAGACTTCTTTGGCAGCAATAGCCCAGAAATCCAGCTTCGTAAGGATTGGCTCTTTTGTCGTTTTGCGACGTTTCGCCACCTTTTTCGCTGGTTTCTTAGCGCGCTTTCTTGTTGCCACTTCTAGCCACCTTTGCTGAGAGGGCTAATTCTAACTGAGACTCCATCTTGTCGAGGCGCGACACAATGGGCAGATTCTCAAGTTTTATAATGTATCTAAGTCCGGCAATGAGAAGGCCGATAGACCCCAGCACAGAGGCAAGGGTCGCAGCAAACTCAGAGACTTGCATTATTTGATTTTGCCGTAGCGCTCGTAGTTGGGGTTAAGCCAGTTGATGATGCTAGGCAAGACTGATACTAGCGCCGCATTTGCAATTGCGTCGAGATCCCAGCCCACCGCTAGGTATGTCGCTAGAGCCGTCGCGAGGAATGTTTTCCCCCAGCTTTCCGCCATCAGTTTCAATTCTTTCATTCCTATCTCCTTCGAGGTCAAACCAGCTGCCATCTTTGTCTCCCAAAGTTGTAAAGCTAATATGAAAATGCGAGCGGTGAGGGTTAGCACCCCTGTATTTTCTGCGCTTCCAATTCATAATCGGACTCATAATTTTGCCGTCGTAAATAATGTATTTGATTCTCTTATCGCCTCGCTTGGCGCACTTGCGAATTTTCTCCACAAGGGCATAAGCCTCTTCTTTGTGTGCATTGAGATCAGCATCAATATCAAGAGCGCGAACTATTCCATTTTGCGGTATATGGTCTGAAGTGCCTTTCGCCATATGGCGAGCATCAGCAATCCAGCCATCAGACTTGCGATCGCGATCAGGATAATCGTCATCTATTTGCTCCCGTAATTGCTGACCGGCTTTACAAAGTTTGGCCGTCATTTGCCAAGTTTCAAACCTTTTGGAATTGACTCGGAATAATCCCAACGATAGATATATTGAATTCCATCGCCGTCATCCCTCAATTCAATTGACCCATTAACGTTGAAATCATCAGTCGTTAATTCTGGATAACTTTTTGTGATTTCTGCAAATAAATCCATTTTAGGCTCCTAAAAATGATGCTTGGATTGACGTTGCATCATTGACGTCTAAATTGCCGCCACTATCTTGATAAACAAATAGCTCAATATAATCAGTCGCAACCAAAGATAAGACCGACGACAAAGCCATTGCTTCGCGGCGAAAGATTGCTCGCGCCTTTGTAATAAGGGTTCCATTTTTATAAAGAGCAACTGTTCGCGTGCCGGTGGCGTTGTCGGCCCAATAACCACTTACAGTAAAAAGATATTTTCCACCTTTGCCGGTAGGAATCGTGATGCGTGAATTGTTGGTGGCGTTATCGTGGAATCCGTCACTATCGAAATCTTCGCCATTAAAAGTAATTGCTGTAAAGGTAGCATTACTAATGGTTTGATCTGCCGACTTAGTTAATCTGCAACCTACGAAAGTCGGAGTTGAGGAAGCAGGTGTTGTCCAACTTGGAACTCCACTAGAAACAGTTAAAATTTGTCCATTAGTTCCTATTGCTAATCTGCCCAAAGTATCAGCTGCGGTTCCGTAAAGAAGATCGCCAGCAGCATCAACGACTGTATTTGTTGCATCTCCAGCCCAAGTAAAATCCAAATCAGTATTGGAATTTTTGCGCAGATTTTGACCGGTTGTGCCGCCTTTGAGATCAACGAAAGAAGTATCTATCGAGTTGCCCAAAGTGCGCATCGCGAGAGCGCCATCTTTGACGAGATCTGTATCGTCAGGGGTTTCCCACCCGAAGTTTGTTGTTGTTGCCATTAGCTGATTACTCCTATCGCGTCTTGCCATTCTAGCGTATTAAGTATCGTATTCCACGTTTCTGCCGCGTTCACTTGATCCCAATTCTGGGCTACTGCGCTGAACTCAGTCGGTGATGCGGTGAAAGTCAATGAGAGGCCATTAAGGGTGCTAGTCCAAGTCCAGCCTTCGATATAACCGGTAAATTCGCCGCCGTAGATATTGATGGGCAGATTGGTTATTTTGACCGGCTGGCCCATAAATACATTTATCAAGGCATCTCGGTCGGCGTCAGTCATTTCGGGATTTTGAAGCGGAAAGGTAATGGTGTCAAATAGGGGACGCGGATAAGCGCGTAGGGCCACTTGGCGATTTACGATGTTTTGAGCGTCGGTGGCATCGTGAACCAGCGAATTCTCTTGGACTGAATAAAGGCCGTAAAGGTCTATTGAATCCTGATCCGTCGCACTCTTAGAACTATTGAAATTGTTTCCATAATTAATTTGGTATTTATTGATTATCTTGCCGGAGCGAATAGATTGCTTAATACCAGCTGCAAAGGCTTCTCGAGCGTCCAATTCGGTGTATCCGTTGGCAAGTAGATAAGTCTGCCGGTGTGCCGCATCAGCGTAACCAATCTCTCCGTTGGCGTTTTCATAGATATATCCAAGAGCTGAGTTGGCGATTTGGGTAACGATTGAATAGTAATCAATTGGGCTGGCTGAACGCTGTTCCATTTCATATTGACCCGGACGATCTATATCCCCAAGTCCAACGTCGCCAGCATTTGCCCAAGTTGTTGTTGGGTCAAAACTGCTCCATTGTTGAGCGGGACTAATTTCATTCCAAGAGGCTAATAGCAAGTCGCTTAGAATTGTAAAGATTTGATCTCCGTCATCGTCTTGGGCAAGGCTAGAAGTCCAGATGGCTTTTGAAAGTTTAGATAATGCGCCTAAAGCGAGAATCTGAATCTGAGTCACATAAGCGACTTCACCAGCGGTTCTAACGCTAGTCGAAACGTCGCTGATTCTTCCACCAAACAAACTAACCCAATTGCCGCTCGTATCTTTGACTTCGAGGGTTACGCCAGTATTGACGCTCCAATCATAAAATGCGTTGGTTGCGTTAATGAGTTGCAAATTGCAATAACCGGCTTGCGCTTGAGTATTGACGTCAGTACGTCCAGAAGTGGCTGTGAAGCCGACAAGCGTTAAATCTGTGGCATCTGTGCCGTTAATTAAAACGCGATACTCGGGCGTCCAAGCTGTCATAATTCGTTGCGAATTCCAAATAATCCGCTACCGCCGCCAGTTCCGCGAGAGTTTGAATTGTTGAGAGCTGAGACAACTGCTCGAGTGAAACCTTCTTCATCAATTGCGCTGGGGGCATTGACGTTAATCGTGATGCCTTCCATTGAACGAGCTTCACCTAATCTAAATGAACCAGCATTGAAATTCGAGACTGTAATAGGCGCACTTGAACCAGTTGGAGCAGAAGGCGCTTTGGTCGAACTCGGTGCCGTCGATGGTGAACTACTTGGCGCTGGAGGTGGAGCAGGAGGCGTAGGAGGCTTGGGCGGATTGGGAGCTGGAGGAGTTGGGCTTGAAGATCCAGAGCCAGAGCCATAAGAAGGCGCTTTAATTGGCGCAACGTTTGGAAGTATTGGAATTGCGTTGTAAGCGCGAATGAGTGCGTTAATTGCATCAATCGCGAACGAAACGGCTGATTTGACGGCATTGACGACTGATCCAACAATATCAACAATACCACCGGCTATTTTGCCAACAAATTTAAGAGCATCGCCAAGATTGTTGATGAATATCGGGATAATGAAATTGCGAATGAAATTGTATAAAGTCGTTAAGGCTTCTCGGTTGTTGTCAATCGCATCTTGAACTGGTTTGAGTGCAGCGTTCTTAAATTCAATAAATTTAGGTATGACTGTATTGATGAAGAAGTTTAATAAGTTCTGCAAAGTCGGCAAAAGTGCTGCACCGATAGATTCTTTCGCTTCATCAAAACCGACCTTTAATCTTTGAATTTGAC